CTCAGTTATCCTAGGAGGACGTGTAAATACAATCAACACACCACGTTCAGGTATTTTGGGAGGTGAAAATAACACAATCCAGGTTAGCCATACTGAATCCTTCATAATAGGTTCAAATATAACATCTACAGCAGCTTGTACAACATATGTAAATAATATTCATGTAACAGGCTCAACAACAGCAAACGCTATATTACAACTCTCTAGAAGAGAAACAACTCCTACGGGTGCAGAAGGAATGATAATCGCATCAGGTTCAGCCGGAGCTAGTAAGTTATATTACTATAATGGTTCAACATGGAATGCTTTATTTTAATATAAAATAATAAAATATGGATTGGATATATAAAACACATCCTATAGAAGATATCACTCAATTCCCAGAAAACACATTCGGTTTTGTCTACATGACAACTCATAAACCAACAGGAAAATCATATATTGGAAAAAAAGTCTTATTTCACAATAAGAAACAAAAAATAGGGAAAAAAGAATTAGCCAAACTACAAGGTGTAGTTGGTCGTCGTCCTTCATATAAACTAGTAGTCAAAGAATCAGATTGGAAAAACTATTATGGTTCACAAAAAGATATAAAACAATTGTTAGTAGAAGGGAAAAAAGATGAATTCGAACGTACCATTTTAAAATGTGTAGAGACTAAAAAACAACTTACATATTTTGAAATCAAATATCAGATGTTATATGAAGTATTAGAAAAACCAGATGAGTGGTATAATGATTCAATTTTAGGTAAATTTTTCCCAAAAGATTTTGAAGATTTAGAATTTGAAAAACCTAATGAAATTACTCAAAACTTATAACATTTTAGATAAATTCTTTAATATGTATAATAAAATATTACATGATAGGTATTTACAAAATTACAAACCCCAAAGGTAAAGTTTATATAGGTCAATCTATTGATATAAAAAATCGATGGAATAAAGGACATAAATATAATGTAGGAAGTGGATTAAAATTAAAAAATTCTTTAAATAAATATGGCTTCCAAAACCATATATTTGAAATAATAGAAGAATGCAGTATTAACCAACTTTCCACAAAAGAAACATATTGGATAAACTTTTACAATACCTATAAAAAAGGTTTAAATTCAACCCAAAAAGGAGGACTACAAGGTTATAAAGATGAAGAATGGAGAAAAAAACATAGTGAAGGAATGATGGGAAGAAAAGGTTATTGGGAAGGAAAACAACGTCCTAAACATAGCACTTTTCTCAAAACTCAGGGCAGTGGGTTAAGTTATACTAGAACTGAAGAACATAAAGAACAAGTAAGTAAAAGTGTTAGTAAATCATGGGAAAAAAATAAAGTAGAAAGGTGTAAAAAAATATCCCAAGGTAAATTAAATAAAGGAACAAAACCTATAATTTGTATTGAAACTGACCAAATCTTTAATAGTATAAAAGAATGCAGTGAAATTATGGGTATAAGTAAAGGATGTATATGTTCTTTTGTTAAAGGAAAATATTCTAAAGACACCTTAAAAGGGTATACTTTCAAATACCTCGTGTCTACCACAATCTAGTTTTATATATTACCTCTTATGGTAAACCAATTATTAGTTACATTAGTAAATTCTGTATTAAAAACAGGGAAACCTACGGCAAGAAATAACTATGCCTATGATTGTCCATTCTGTTATAAAATAGGAAAACTAGAAGTAAACCTAACAGAAAACAAAGAGGGTAAAAACCCATATCATTGTTGGTCATGTGATAATAGGGGTACTAACCTATTTACTTTATTTAAACAACTTGATGTAGAACCAAGCAAATTCTCTGAATTAAAATCTTTAGTTAAATCATCATCAACATATATACCCCAAAACAACAAAGAAATATTAGAATTACCTAAAGAATACGTTAGTTTAACTAAGGCCTATAACAGTACCGATATTATAGCGAGACACGCTTTAGCATTTATCAAAAAACGTAAAATAACGAAATCTGATATTATAAAATATAACATAGGCTATTGTGCTACAGGTAAGTATAGAAACAGGATTATAATTCCTACCTATGATAAAAATGGTTCTTTAAATTATTTTACGGGGCGTACTTTTGACCCAAATAATCCTTACAAATATATGAATCCCGAAGCATCTAGGGATATAGTAGCTAATGAACATTTAATAAATTGGGAAGTTCCTATAGTTTTATGTGAAGGTTTATTTGACTCTATGGCTATTAAAAGAAATGCAATTCCTTTATTAGGAAAAAACTTACAAAGTAGTCTAATGAAAAAAATAATAACTTCAATAGTCGACAAAGTTTACATAGCTTTAGACAAGGATGCTATTAAACATTCTTTAAAGTTTTGTGAAAAATTAATGGCCGAAGGTAAAGAAGTTTATCTTGTAGACCTTCAAGAAAAGGATCCAAGTGATCTAGGTTTTGAAAATTTTACTAAATTAATACAAACAACTCCCCCTTTAACCTATTATAGTTTAATGGAGAAAAGATTAAATTTATGATTAAAAAAAAGTATAACAGAATTCTAGAAATCTCAAAAGATCACAAACAAATAACTTTACCCGATTCACGTTACTATAGACGTAATGGTGAATTTTACCCATCTATTACATATGTTTTAGGTTGCTATCCTAAAGGAAAACATTTTGAAAGTTGGTTAAAAAAGGTAGGTAATANTGCTGATTGGATAGTTAAACAATCTTCATCAGAAGGTACAATGGTTCATGAGATGATTGAAGAATACTTTGCTGGTAAAGAATTAAGATATTTAGACTATGATGGGAACCCTAGAATGAAACCTCACGTATGGCAAATGTTTTTAAATTTTATAGATTTTTGGGAAACATATAATCCTACATTAATAGAAACAGAAGTATCCATATTTTCAGATATATTAAAGGTAGCAGGCACTTGTGATTTAGTATGCGAAATAGAAATTAATGGTAAAATGGAGCGTTGGGTTATAGATTTTAAAACATCCAACCACCTCCAAACCACTTATGATTTACAAGGAGCAGTTTATACTCAATGTTATGAAGAGTGTTTTAATAAAAAAATAGATAGAGTAGGGGTATTATGGTTAAAATCAAAATCAAGAGGCCCAGATAAAACTGGGAAACGTTTAAAAGGTAAAAATTGGGAAATATATGAATCTCCCCGTTCCCAAGAAGAAAATATAGAAATATTCAAAGCAGTTAGAACTATATTTGATTTAGAAAACCCAAAGCATAAACTTTATACACAAAAATTTCAAACTGTTGTAAAGAAAAACATATAAAAATTTGGTTCCCTCAATAGAGGGTCATATATTCAAGTATAATAATAATTAAAACAATAAAGGTTATGAGTAGAGGTAGAATAGCAGAAAATAATGAAATTTTAGATAAGTGGAAAATAGAAAGTACCGATTATAATGGTGAAACTACTATTATTAATTTTGATAGAAAAAAATCACCTAATGGTCCTTATAAAATTGAAACCATTTTACCTAAAGGTACAAGATCTCCAAAGCCTACAATTGATAGAAAACAAAAATACGCGCCACACCCAATTGTAGTTTTATTTAAAACTTCTAAGCGTTCTAATGCTAAAACCAAAATTAAGGTTTTTAAAAACGAAAATATAGATTATATTTTATCTGCTGAAAAATTAGCAGGTATTCCTGCTAAAGCCGAGATATTAGAAATAGGTGTAGGGAAAGAATTTATAGAAAAATACAAAAACTTAATTTAAGATGAAAAAAATAGTATATTTACATGGTTTAGAAAGTAACCAAGGAGGTAAAAAAGTAGAATTTTTATCTTCAAAAGGAATGGTTTATGCTCCTTCAATGGATTATAAAAACTTAAACCTAGATAAATTTATTCTTACTTTGGGAATCCCAGATTTAATTATTGGTTCTAGTATGGGGGGTTATATTGCTGATATTATTGGTTCAAGATTAGGGGTTGATGTTTTATTATTTAACCCAGCATTACATAGTAGAAGTATTAATGTAGATTATGAATATTATGGCAACACCTATAATCGTACTATTATTTTAGGCACTACAGATAAAATTATTGATCCCAAATTAACTAAAAATTTATGGTCTGTCCATTATAATGACCCAACTTTTGATGAAATTGAAGGTATGGGACATAGAACACCTTTCTCTGTTTTTGTTAATATGTATAATAAATATACTTAATAATGATTAAACTTATTGATCTCTTAAAAGAGATAAATTTAACCAAGGGTAAATGGGAAACTATCCCATCATCAGAATTAAAAGATTATAGTGAAGAAATATTTAAATTAATCTCAACCGCTTATTCACCAATAGGTGGTCACCCTAACTATAAATCCTCTAAGGATGTAACCGGTAGAGAGGCAGAAGCTGAATATGAAGTTATAGATTTTGATAAAGATGATGATATTGATGCTTTATCTGTAACTAAGAAAAAACCCTCTGGGAATAAATTTACAGCTACTGGTCATGACAATTCAAGACAAGCTAAATCCAAAGTTATAAACCATAAAGCCGAAAAATTAAAATCTAAAGGATATTACATAGAAGTTTCAGGTAAAATAGAAGATATATTAATTGCTAAGGGTATAGAACCTATTGATGATGAAGAGGTAGTACGTAAAGTATTAAGGGATAAAGAAATTGAATGGTTAGGTAATGGTAAATATAAAAGGGAAATTGGTGGTAAAATACATACTAAAACATTAATGGGAAAACCTAAATTATGATAAGTCTAATACAATTATTAAAAGAATCCCAAGGCAACCCAAAAGCTATAATATTAAAACTAGAGATAACATCGAAAACCCAATTATCTATATAGAAAAAAAATCTCTTAATGAAGACATTTTAAATATTCCTAAATTTAACTATAAAAGAACTTTATCTGAAAATTTATGGCATACCTTAAATGAAATTTCTTTATCTAAAGAAAATGCTGTTAAAATAAAAGGAGGTTTAATGAGTGGTAAATTTAAAGTTGGGGATATAATTTATCAATATTCTATTAGACATTTAGCAAACCACCCTTATAAAAATGAAAAGGATAATAACTCCTTCTTTAATATCCAATTTACTCCTAAAGGAGAAATGACTTCAATCCTACAAATGGGGAAAGAAAATTATATAAAAATATTATCTACTATGTATAAAATTATAGTAGATTTCGTAGAAAAGGAAAAACCCGAGTATGTAGGGATAGCTTCATTAGATAACAATGGTAAAAACTACCATAAAGTATACGCTAATTTAACAGACAATAAATCTAACAACATACCCGGATATTTTAGAAAAGATGTTAATTTAGAGTTTAATACTCCCCAAGGTAAAGGGAGATTTATAGTGTTAAAACGTAAAAAGGCAATAAATGAAAACGCTTCATATTCTCAAACCATAGATCTTAAAAAAGAAATAGCTAAGTTAACAAAACATATGATTGATAAGGGTATGAATATCCAACCCTTACCTAAACTTATATTTAAAAATGGGGACAGTGAAAATGCTAAAGAATTTTTAGGTAAAACGGCGTATTATGACCCAAATTCTATGTCTATTGTGTTATATACTGAAGGAAGACACCCAAAGGACATAGTACGTTCATTCTCACATGAAATGGTGCATCACACTCAAAATCTTGAAAACCGCTTAGGTAATATTACTTCTACAAACACACAAGAAGATGATGAGTTAGATAAAATAGAACAGGAAGCAAATTTAACAGGTACAATGACATTCAGAAATTGGACTGATAGTTTAAATGAATATAACAACTCAGGTCCATCAACACCTAAAGTATACATTGTAAAAGATAATGGAACTTATAAAGAAGCTCCAATTGGGTTATTATCTAAAATATCAAATCTAACTTATGATATGGGTGGTGGTGAAACAAATTACTACCCTGAAAAAAATATTGTAATAGTAGATAATATTCCGGTAGAAGAATTTGCTAAAGAACCTGGAGATATTAAAGGGGAAAAAATATATGTTGAATATAATTTAAATAACCCTACAACCTTACCTAAAGCAAATAAAATCATTGCTTCCCAATTAGTATATCATTTAGATAACTCTAAGGCATTTGCTCAAACAATATCAAATTCACTTAAAGATGGAGGTATATTTGAGTTTTTCAGTGATATAATGTCTAAAGAAGATAAAATATTTTTAGAATATTTATCTAGTGAATTTGGATTTGGAATACCTACAACATTATCTAAATATAAAAATTCAATTATTCAAATAAAAAAAGGTAAATATATAACCCCCCTAGAATCTTATATATATGAGGTTACAGATGATGCTGGAAATGTCTCTAAAATTTCTGCTACTAAAAAAGGTTTGTGGTGGAAGTATGTTAAAGTTGAAGGAAACTTAAATTTTAAACCCATCGAAGCTCTTAATCCTGAATATTTTAACCAAATGTCTGGTATATCCCCATCTAAGGCTTTAGAAGAAACGTTAGATCTCTTTTCACAAATAACAGACCATAATATAGTTAATATTAAAAAAATCAACCCCCCTAATATAGATCAATCTAAATTTACCAATGAAGCAATTGTAGGTGAAAAAATCGAATGTGATAACTGTGATTGGAGTTGGGATATAATAGATGGTGGAGACGATTTATTCATGTGTCATAAGTGTGGGCATGATAATACACCATTAAGTGAAAAGAAAACTAAAGACCCTTTTGGGATAAATGCATACGCAATGGAATTAGGAAGATTATTTGAGGAAGAAGATAGATTAATGGCTGAGGTAGTTAACCCTGATGGGGAAAGGTTTGAGTATAAGGAATCTAACATAAGTGGTCTTTATATTTATAAAGATTCAAGAAATAACTTATATTTTGCTAGAATACTTTACCAAAATATATCTAATCCCCACTTTGAGTTTAAAGTAGGTTGGTTTGAGGATAATGATATATCTAAACCTAAATACGAACCCCAACTCCCACCTAAGGCTATAAGTATAGACAATCTTAAACGTAGAAATACCATATCAAAAATTTATAGAGATGAAATAATCCCATATTTTAAAGAAAAAACCCATTTATCTAATAAATTGACTATCAACCCTATTTCAGATCTAAGATATACATTTTCTAAAAGATTAGTTCAAAATTATACTCCTGAAAATTTTGATATCCAATATGATGATGAAGATAAAAAATATATTAAAATATTATCTAATAATATAGAAGAAAAGAAAAATAAAAACCCTTTTGGTCTTAACGCATACGCAATGGAATTAGGAAGATTAAGAGAAGAAGATGAAAAACCAAAATATATAATATATTGTGATTTAGATGGTGTTTTAGTCGACTTTAATAAAGGGTATAAAGACCTTACAGGTAAAGATACTAAAAATGCTGATAGACAAGGGAGTGAATACTTTTGGGGTTTATATAGGGATTCTTTAAAAGAAAAGGGAATGTCCGAAAAAGATTATTTCGAAAACCTACCTTGGGAATCTGATGGTAAAGAATTATGGGACTATATAGAAAAGTACAACCCTTTCATATTAACTGCCCCATCCGTAAATAGAGATGTTCCTAAAGAAATCCGTTATAAAATGGAAGGGAACCAATCAATGCAAGGTAAAGCAGAATGGGTAAAACGTTTAAATAATGTTAAAAAGACATTATATAAATCATCAAAATTTAAACATCAATTTGCAGGTAGAAATAGAATTTTAATAGATGATAGAAAAGATACTATAGATAGATGGAATAATGCCGGTGGGATTGGTATTTTACATACAGATACAAAAAATACAATTAACCAATTACAAGATTTAGGTTTATAATACTACAATAAGTTATGAAAGATAATGTACTCAAAAAACAATTCCAGGAACGCGACGTAAAACGTTTACGAAATCTAGTGCAAGGCAAATATGGAGAAAAAACCCACTCAAGTGTTGGTTTTAAAAAAGCAGATGAATTCCATAAAGAGGGAGACATTTGGGAAAGTGATAATCGTACTTGGACCATTAAGAATGGTATAAAACAAAATGTTACTAAATTAGATAAAGCTAAAAAGGCCCACCTTATGCCTTTACTTTGTCCCAATTGTAGTAAAATAATGAAAAATCGTAATGATAAAACTTATTATAACATACATAAAAAATGTTTTAATTGTGTTATTGATTTTGAACATGAGTTAAAAACCCAAGGCAAATGGGAAGAATATCAACAAAGTATAAAAAACAATGAAATCGATAAACAAATTGAGGAATTTAAATTTTATATACAAGAAAAAATTAACGAGACTAATGAAGGTTTTGTAACTGAGGACGGGGATGTAGAAAAATGGGTAGGAAAATTAGATACAAACAAAGTAGAAGAATATTCTAATAATGTAATTGAATATCTAGAATCACTTAAGAAGTAAAATTATATATTTATAACCATGAATAATAACTTTGATATACAGGCTTGGAATAGAAATAGATTAATAGAAAGTACTCTTGATGATGCTGAGTTAAAAGCTAAAAAAAGAGTAGAAATATTAACTAATAGTATATTAAAAGCATTCCCTGACTTAGATAAACTAGAACTTAAATACGCTATATCTTCTGGTTTCACTGATTTAGCGTTTGATAATTTATTAGAATCTGAAATTAATGGCGATAAAGTGGATATTATAACTACGGATGTCCCCTTATTTATCCGTTTATTAGAATATGCCAAAGAAGATGCTGAAACAGACATGGATCTTCATAACATAACTGAAAATATCATTTCCATAGGTAAGGAAATAGAAAAACCACTTACCATGGAAAATTACAATAACATAATTAACCAAAAATAAAAATAACAATGGGCGATTTCAATTACATGGATTATTTAAAAAATAATCCTTTACTTAAAAAAAATGCTGACTTTTCACTAATTAAAGAATCTCAAGAAGGTACTTCTTCTAAGATGAAAAAATCTGAACTTAAAGCTAAAATCAAAGAAAACATTTTATCAACTCTAAATGAAGAAGATGAAGACTATGAAAGAGCTTCACGTGAAGTAGAATATGGAGATTCATACTCTGAACTGGAAAATGAACTATTAGCGGATTTAGAGGAATCTTTAAATGAAGCTAAGGATGAAGATGAAGAGGATGTAGATGTAGAAGATGAAGACATAGAAGATGAAGTAGGTGGTGGAGATGCTGAAGCATTAGACCCAGAAGCAGGTTTATCTCAAGACGAACAAGATATCCAGAATGCTCTTAAAGTGGCATATGATAATGCTGTAGAGTTAGGAGATGAAAAATTATCTAAACAAATTGGAAATACTATTACTATGTTCACAAGAACAAGAGTAGTAGGAGATTTACAATAACAGAATAATGCTCAACGAACGTAAACTTACTGCTAGAGAACTTGAGAAACGTGAAAATACTCTCCATAGTTTAAAAAAAAATAAATCTACCTTGGTTAAAAAATATGGTAAGGGTGCAGAAAAAGTTATGTATGGTATAGCAACTAAACAAGCTAAGAAAAAAGTTGAAAATATGAATTTAGACAATATAAAAGAAATGGTTAAGTCCTCATTAAAGGAATTCGACCAAGGTTATAGGGGTAATGAGTTTATTTTTATTTTATTAAATGATAATGATAAAAAAGTCAAAGTTAAAGCCCCAAATAGCACTGAAGCCTATAATAAACTAGTTGCAAAGTTAGGTAAGGGTTTAGATCCTATGTTGTATTCTATTGATGGTAAAAAGTTAAAGGGATTTGGGGGTATTGAACCTAAGGCAGACCAAGATTTTGATGAGGAGTTTGATGAAACCCTAGATGAAGAAATAGGAGATTCTTTTTCTACAGGACAATCTTTAATTAGGAAAAAAACTCCTGAAATGGAAAAAAAGGTTGAAGTCCTTAAATCAAAATATCCTGAGTTAGATATTAAATTCATATCTAATAATGATATAGCAAGGGCTAGAGGTAGGAATGACTTAATAGGAACTTTTACTTTATCTTATAGTTTTAAAAAAACATCCCCACAACAAACTAAGGATATAGAAGATAGCATAGATAACATCCAATCTAATTTAAAAGAAGATCACACTACTAATACAAAGGACAAATATGTAGTCAAATTTTCTAAAGAAAATAATACATACCAAGTGTGGGAAGGTGATGAATTAATAACTGATTTTGCAACTGAAGAAAGAGCAAAATCTGAAGCCAAAAGACTAAATGCCTTAGAAGATGCTAGAAGGGTGGATAAAGCTCAAGTAGGAGAGAACTATCATAAAGATCTTCCAAACCAAAGACCATTAACCCCGCAAGAGAAAGAACTAATCATAAAATCAGCACAAAAGCTGGAATTGCAAGGTAAGGGATATGATTGGGATCAAGACACAGCAGTAATATACTTTTTTCCTACATATAACATACAAACAAAAGAATATACAGGACCAGAAGCAGATTATACACTCGTCGTAAATAGAGATACTTTACATAAAGTAACATTACCTCAAGGGGCGAGAGTAGCTCGTGTATTAGGTAATATGAACTATACAGACGCATACAAGTCGTTGCAGGGAGTTAATGAAGATCTAGATGTAGGTCATCAAGATAACGAACCACATATGCTTAAAAAAGATTTATATAGAATAGCCAAATATTCAGCTGAACTATATAAAATGATGGATAAATATGATTTAGGTGGAGAAGTAGATTTTCCACATTGGTGGCAAGCTAAAATTACTAAGGCAAGGGATATGATTATATCTGCTAAACATTATTTAGATGGTGAAGAAAAAGTAGACCAAATAGATAATATACTAGGTCTTAATTCTGTAGAAGAAATTTATATGGGTAATAAGGGAGATGAGGTAATGATATCTAAAGGTGGAAAAAAAGATAACCCTCATTATGTTTTAGAAAAACCTGATGGGTCAAAACAATTAAACATGACTTTTTCTTCTCCTGAAAACGCAAAAGAGTATGCTATTAAAAAAGGTATAAAATTATCCTCTAAAAAAGGATATAATATGGAAGAGATTAAAGAATTAATCAAGACTAAACTTAAAAAGTAATGACTAAAGCTGAACTAAGAGGTAAAATCAAAGATCTTGCTAAAAAAGTATACAATGATAAAATTAAATCAGACGATGCTGCTATAGCATACGATGAATTAGTTAAATTCCCTGAATTAAAAGCCGTTATTGTAGATTTACTTACTACAGATTTTGATAAATTCTTAGAATCAGTAGATTGGATCGCTCCACGTCCTTCAACATTTCGTATAAATTTGTTGAATGGGCAAAATTTTGTTCTTATATTCGATGAAAGAAGTTGGATAGCGCAAGTTGAAGGTAAAAAATATTACCTTTTAAACCTAGATGAAGAGGAAATGGCTGCTAAAGCTGTTGCTCGTATTTTAGCTTATGGTGCTCAATCTGAAGAAGGTAGTGGTGCTGAGATAGGTGGTGCTGAAGACATTGAAACAGAAGAAACAGAAGAAACAGAAGAAATATAAATGGACGTTTTTGATAAAATATTAAAAGAACATAGCTGGAAATTCCCTAAAGGGTATCCTGATATGGACAATCCTAAAGATAAAGAGGATCTTTTTGCTATTGTTGAATCATACAAGTATAAACTTAAGGAAGAAAAAGCAGATGGTGTAGTTTCTAAGGAAGAAATTATTAAAGTCCTTCAAGATGAAGATTTTACCCCTGAACAACTATCCAGAATATTATCTTCAGTATCGGGGATTAAATTTAAAAAATCAATTATAGATTATATTTCATCTAAAGGAAAGGGACCTTCTAAAGTAGCGGAAAACATATATAATAAAATGGTAGCTACTGGAGATGTACAAGCTTATGCTGAATATTTAGATAACATGCAATCTTATTCTTATTTAGGTGATGGAGGTAATTTAAAAGATAAATTTAAATTCTTTTCACCTGAATTAGTTGAATATATTCTAAAATTAGAACCTTCAATTGGTAGAGTTTATACAGGTAAAGGAGAAATACTTTTAGCTATTATGCTCTCAGATGTTAAAGATGCTGTTAGTGGTGGTGATATTGAGGCTGCTGGGAAAGAGGTAGAAGTAAAAAATAAAGGAGCAGTACCAATGGGTCAAAAGGCAGAATTTAGTGTAAATACTATGGATACTGTCTATACTGATATAGAAAAGGGAATAAATGATAAACTCGCTAATGATATTTCATTAAGAATTAAAGGTAAAAGACCATTTAATATAATTGGTATAGTATTTGATCAAATTCAAAAAGAACAACCTGACATCATAAATGATTTCATAACAGTAGTAGAAAATGCTTTTAAGAAAAATTACCAAGGTATTGATTTTTCTAATATTAACTTGAAATCTTATGTAAGTGGTAATAACTTTGATTGGCTCAAATTTGAACAGGATGTAGCTAAAGAAGTTGTTAAATTATATATAAAATTTGAAGGATTTGAGGAAATATTTTTTCTAAATGACATATCAGGTAATTATAAAAGGGTATCAACTAATAGCTTAATTGATAAATTGGGTAGTGAAGTTAAAATTTACTTCAAAGATGGATTACCTAGATGGTCGTATAACTTTTAAAATATAAATTATGAGCTGTAACTGTGGATGTGGTGGATGCCAAACAAAAATACAAGGACCTTTACTAACAGAAGGTAAAGTTAAATCTTTATTATCAGAAGGACTTCAATATCATATAGATAAACAAATACCTTTATTTGAAACAGTATACCGTATCGGTTCAGAAAAACATTTGGCTTTAATTAAAGAAGCACGTAAAATGTATTCACGTAATATAATTAATTTATGTGAAGAAGACGAAGCATTAATTAAAACACATTTAGGTGAATTTGGTTTATTTTGTGAAATTGAAATAGGAGACAAAGTTAAAGTATCTAAAGAATATGGAGGTGCTTCAGGTAAAGTAGTAGATATTAGAGGTTCATTTATTGTAGTTAAAACTAAAGAAGGAAATGAATCGTATCACGAATCTGATTTAAAAGTATTAAATAAAGAAGGTGAAGCTGTACCATTAGATTTACCTATGTTAAATGAATCATACGATTATGATGAAGTAGCACAATCCGAATTTGGTATGGATTATGATCAGCTAGGCCCTGGTGAAAAAGAATGGGTTCGTGATGAAATAGATAATATGTCTATGAATGAAGAAGAACTAACTTCTAAAGAACAAAAGATAGTTGACGATATACTTAAGGAATTATCCGAAAGTGATGTAAATACCTATCTTGATAAGATAAAAAACTATGCTAAGAAAGGACTATTAACCATAGCCATGATTTCTTCTATAGCAAGTGGGTTACAAGCACAAGGTATACCACAAAATGATATAGACACTATAACACAAAATAGTATAGAATTAGTACAGCAAAAAGATATAGTAGACAATAAATCTGAATCATTACTCAAAGATAGTCTTTCAAAAAGACAATTTAAAGAATTAAAAAAAGAAGCTGAGGAAGTAGATGGATATATAACAGCTGTAAAAGGAACTAACCGAAATGCCCTATCATCCCAGGCAAATATGCAAGCTAAAGTACATACTAAACAGGGTAAAATTAAAATAGTAGATACAAAAACTTACCAAATGGGTGGAAAGTATTTATATATTATGATATATCAAGTTAATACATTAAACGAAGCAGAATTCAAAGGTAAAGATGTATCATTAAACAAACCAAAACGTGGTGGTTCAAAAGCATATTATGTTTATGTAAGAGATCCTAAAACTAAAAAAGTTAAAAAAGTATCATTTGGGTCAGGTGGTTTAAGAGCTAAAATCAAAAACAAAGAAGCACGTAACGCATTCGCTGCACGTCACAATTGTAAAAATAAAAAAGATAGAACTAAAGCAGGATACTGGTCATGTAATCTTCCCAAATTTGCTAAATTACTAGGACTTGGAGCTAACCAAAATACTTTTTGGTAAAAACGGCACCTCCAATATTTTTCATATATTTATAATAAATGTAAAATTATGAAAACTTTTATATATTATTTACATAAAGGAGATAATATACCTTTTTATGTAGGAAAAACAAAAAACTTAAAAAGTAGATTAACTGAACATAAAATTAAAAAAAACAACAATTCAATAGAACTAAATGTAATAGAAGAAGTTAATAAAGATGATTGGAAGTTTTGGGAATGTTATTGGATAGAACAATTCACTAGTTGGGGGTTTATTTTAAAAAATAAAAACAAGGGTGGGGGAGGTCCTTCTAAAGTCACAGAAAAAGTAAAAAAATTAATAAGTGAAGCAAATAAAGGAAGAAAACATTCCATAAAGGGTAAATTAAGTAGAAGTAAAAAATTAACAGGAAGGAAATTATCTAAAAAAATTAGAGAAAAAATATCTAAAAACAAAACGGGAGTGAGATTTGAAAATGGGTATAACATGAAAATTACAACTAAACCCGGGGTATCTGAAGCCCATAAAGGTAGAATTAGTTCTAATAAAGGTAAAGGTAAAAAAATAGATTTATTTACTATAGAAGGTAAATATTTATCAACATATAATAATACTATTGAATTAGGTAATTATTTAAATTTAAACCCTGAAACTATAAGATGTTGTTTGATAGGAAAATCAAAAACTATATGTAATAAACAATATTATGTTAGGTATAAAACAATATGAAAAAAGAATCAAGAACATACACAATTAAAGGCCCAGGATCATTAAATACAGAATTAACATCCCAAGCTGAAATACTATCTGATATCCGCTCTATTGCTGGTGTAACAACAGTAGGATTTACACCTGATGTAGAAGGAGATAGA